ATGTCTATCGTCGGACTCTGTGGCATGTTCATCGATAAGAACCATAACGGGATACCAGATAAGTTAGAGGAGCCTAATACGTTGCCTACGAACAGACCTGGCATACAACAATTAGCAGATGATGTTAACCATGACGAGAGGGGGAAATAAATGTTTAGACAAATTACAATGGACGAGTTACAGTCCTTAGCGCTAGACGCGTACGGCAAAATTGAAAAGGCATACTACCATTGGACCGGCGTAAAAGGTGGTAAGCACTTCACAGATTACCATATCAACATCGACCGAGATGGCACGATGTGGACAGATATGGAGGCCTTAACCGATTATAAAGAACACACTTACATGCGGAATAGTAACGCCGTAGGAATAGCAATTGAAGCGTGTTGGGATGCAGTAAGTGAAAATAACTTAGGTAGCGAACCACCAGCAAAAGAACAGTTGGCCAAAATGACACAAATTATGGCTGTGCTCACTATTAATGCAGGTGTGCCACTTGACCTACAGCATCAAATGACACACGCTGAGGCGGCCGATAATAAGGACGGCCTAAACCTCTATTATTTAGATCCGACGGGATACCCTAATAATACTTACGGCCCAGACTCCAACGTTGACCGATGGGACCTCTTAGTGTGCCATGCAGGTGATGAACGATGGAGCGGTGGGGACTGGTTACGTGGCACCGCTCGATGGTGGGGCGCACAGTGGGGTAGTACAATTTAGAAAGGAGTAATTATGTATGAAACTATCAAGAACAAAGTTATATCTGCGTTTACTCTTAAGCGCGTTATTTGTGGTGTGCTTAGCATTATTTTCATCTATTTCGCATGCAGCCTCATCGGAGGGTACCTCGACACAAGAGCCGACTATCAGCGTACCCGTGAGCAGTTGGAACGAACTCAAAGGGCGCTTGACGAAAGCAGAAAGCTCAATCAACAACTCCGAGAAAGCGTTGCAACAAGCCAACGACTTAACCGCGACGCAGGGAACAGCATTAACAGAATTGAAGATTATCAACGAAGAACGGACGAAGGAATTGAACGCGCTCAAAGCAATCAACGAGAAACAGGGACAAGAATTAACGAAAGCCTCCAATCTCTTGACGACGCAAGAAGCGAAATTGAACGAAGCCTCGACGTCATTAGAAGAATTGAAAGAGCAAATCAAACGCAACAAACGAACAGAACAGCGCCTTAAAAGGCAACGTGATACATGGGCCGTGGTAAGCGGTGTATTTGGATTAGCAGGTGCAATTCGTCGATGACTGAGAGGTGATCCGTATCTCCTGAGCATGAGCAGGTGGACTCATGGATTGATTTCAAAAGATTATCGAAAGAATGACAAAAGATTAAAAGAGCCTACTAACTTAGAAAATATCTAGGTTAGTAGGCTCTGTTTTTGTTTGTAAAAGTATAAATAAGTGCTTGACTTTATACACGATATAGGGTATAATAAAGATGTAAGGAGGTGATAAATGTGGATATAATAGAAAAGCTAACAAGTTTAGCAAATGCGTTTACGCCACTGGTACTGGCACTAGCAATACTAAAACTTGTTAGCAAGGAGTAGTAAAAAGCAGGCGGGTGAAAGCCCCGCCACCTTTTCAACATCATTGTAAATCAACGAGGTGAATTATGCAATATATAGAATGGTTGATTAATATAGCAACTATTATTATTTTGATACTAGCTGTTAAACGTTTAGTTAGAAGGTGATGAAATTGAAATTTGAACTAGATGATATCATGACAACGCAAGAGGCTGCAGAACGTTGGAATGTTACTGCTGATGCATTGAAACAGAATTGTAGAGGGCGAGTAAAGAAAGGCTTTAAGGAAGGCGAATTTAAGAAGTCGGGGAAAATGTGGCTAGTTACACGTCAAGGAATGGAGAGGCTATATGGAAAAGAAAAATAAATTTAATTGGCGATCTTATGCTATCTTATAAAATTGTAGAAGAAAACGAGTAAAGCTATATAATAGTATATATTATATAAACGCTTAAAATCACTCTAAAATTTCAAGCGTTACTCAACTGTTACTCAACTTTATGAAATTAAAATCATTATAAACATAGTATATAAGCGGTTCTATAGCACTATCAAAATTGTACTCCAAATAAGACATACAGTTTCACAAATACAGAAAGCACAGTACTTATGCGCATAGGTACTGTGCTTTTTCTTTTAAAATCATCTAAAATTTGTGTGCGTTGCTCAACCGCTGCACAACCTGTTAACAAAATGATGCGGGTATTTTATTTACTTCCTCGATGTATTGCTCAATCGTCTTATGCGTATACACATCAGCAGTGATATCCTTGCTTTGTGTGTGGCCAACTATTGACTTCAAGATGTAACGATCTATTCCGTAGTTGCTGGCCAAGGTGATAAACGTATGACGAGTGTCATGCGGGAGGTGGTCAGATATTTCAACTTCCTTGCAGAATCGTTTTATTGGCTTTCCTAGATACTTTGAGGTGTACCCAGGAGGGATAAGTGTATCAGATTTAGAAGCGACCGCCTGGGCGTGAATTTCGCGGTAAAAAGGCATAATACAATCTGCAATAGGTATGATTCTGTCCTTGCCGGCTTTCGTTTTAACTCCACCTATGACATATCGTTCATCCAGGTGGACGTTTTCCATCTTAATGGATAGTAGTTCAATAGGGCGCATACCGGTGTAGATATACATTAATAAGAGTTTCGCAATATCCTCGTCTGAGTGATTCCAAATTGTTTGAATCTCTTCTTCTGTGAAAGGCTTATGGATGTTTGATTTCTCCGCCGGTTTCAATTCAAGGAGCGCTGCATAATTCTTGATAATCACATCATTCTTGATAGCTGCTTCAAAGGCACCGTTCAAACCTTTGACAATCAGACCAATAGACGACCGACTTAAATGGCTATTTTCGTCGATTATCGCTTGCAGATGGACGAGTTTAAGCTCTTGTATAGGTTTATTCCAAATCGATGTTAACTTCGCTTGTGCGGTCGAATAGCCCCCTTTTTTCGTATCGATTCCTTTACGTTCTTTGTCCGCTATCATCCACCGCCAGCATTCACTGAATAATACCTTTTTTGTTTCGAACTTTTCCGGGTAAATGCCATACTCTGATAAGGCGTCCCAGGCTTCTTTTGACTTCGCATAATAGCCAATCGTTTTACGCTTACATTTACCCTTCTCGTCGTAGCCAGTAGTTACTACGGCACGGTATGGTTTGCGTAACGGCTTATGTTTCATTTTATAAACGGATCCTGTTCCGTTGGCACGTTTCATGGCCATAATCTCATATCCTCCTATAACTAAGCCCCTATCTGAGCAGTATCGGATAGGGGCTTTACTTTATTTAAATTGAATCTGTTTAGCCTCTCCGTTTAGGTAGTAGGTTACGGTAGGTTTATTCGCATTGATGTAATCAACGAGTTCCGGCTGAACCGGTGCTACATATATGGTGTGGTAGAAGAACGATTCAGGGAATATGTCGAATCGGTGTGCAGGCGGTACGGTCTGCACAATCTGCCAATGCGCCTGTACAGACTTACCATTAGGGAAGGTAAGAGTGGAGTTCTCTCCGCCCTGGGCGGATGTGAGTGTCCAGTCCTCAAGGACTACACTGGTTACGGTATGACCAAGCACCGACTCGTCCTTAAACTCGATGGACGGTTTAGGCCATAAGGCGAATAGGGCTACACCACAAATAATAATTACGCTAATTAGTACAATCAAAATACGTTTGATAGTCATTATAATAACCCCCCGAAGTTAAATAATGTGATGGTAAAAGTCGATTCCGTCAAGGTCCCCATCCTCAATCTGAGACATTCTAACCATACGCTCGACTAAATTAACATGATGATCCACATAAAAGTCATCACGGATAATATGGCTTAACTCATGCTTGATTTCTTCCCGCATGCGGTCATGAGGGAGATTTTTATTGATATAGATATTATGAGTATCTATATCTTCAGATTCTTCAGAAACAGCTTTCGCATTAGGTAAGTCACAATAAATAAGATTAATAACCAATACTACCACTCTCCCTTGTGTGTATCACTTATGCTTAGATTTTAAGAACTCAATATATTTAACGGTTTCTTCCATCTCCTCTTTAGTAATATCTTTTACCGCAGAAAATAACATACGCGCACCTGGTCGAGTACGTAAATATTCTGCGAACTCAGCCGCTTCTGCGTCAGAGTAATATCCACCTTCAACGTACTTCTCTACTAATTCAGATTTAGGCACCCCAAAATAATTCGCCATCATCTCTATTTTATCGATTCTAGGATATGTCTTACCTTTTACCCAGTCCGTAAAAGTTGTGTATTTAAAACCTAAGTCAGCGCAAATTTTATTACGGTCTATGCCTCGACTATCCATTAAGCGTTGGATATTTTCGGCCATAATAGCCTTATTGCCTAAGTCGCTCATGATGTAATCCTTTCAAATTAATATCTTTAATATACTTATATATTACGGTATTTACGTAAAAAAATCAATAATTTACTGAAATTTTACAATATTTTATGATTAATTTATGGACATTACGGTTTATCCGTACTACAATAATAACTGTAAACAGGAACTACACATCAGAAAGGAGGTAGCCCATGAAGTACACGTTGAAGATGTTAAGGGCATCGAGAAATTGGTCCCAGGTAACCGCGGCAATGCACGTTGGTGTATCGGTTGATACCTGGGGAAACTGGGAGCGCAAGCGATCATTCCCGGATGTGCCACATATTAAGAAGATTCAAGAGGTGTTCAATGTGGCATATGATGACATTATTTTTTTATAGCAAATTACGGTTAAACCGTTACGGAATTTTAACTGTATATAGGAGGCAACTATGAATACTGAAAAAGATGAATATACCATCGAAAACCTTACTGTCCAAGTAACACCCAAAACCTCTAAGATTGACCTCTGGTTCAATCGAATCCTTGGACTGCTGACCTTTGTAACGCTAGTCGTTGCCATCATCTACTTTGTCACTGTGTTGGTGTTGCTATGAACCCAACAATTACGGTAGCGCAAATGGCTAGCGTGTTGGGACTAACCCTTACAGCGGTTAGAGAGGGCATCGCTAACAACCATTACAAGGCCTTCGCCTACTGCTACGGCAAAGGCAAGAAACGAACCTTCGTCATTGACCGGTTCGGATTTGAAACATACCTGGCTCGAACAGGGAGAAGTGAAGAGTACATCAAGGAGGCATTTAATCATGCATGCATTTCTTAAATTAGTAGCCGGATTAATCCTCATGGGCTCCGTTGGTAGCCTCGAGATTGACCGCATAGGCTTTACTCAGTATTTCGTCCAATGCGCCTTGGGGGTGTCCCTATGGATTGTGGCCGAGCAAGGCCAAACAATCAGACGGCTCAAAAGGAGACAACGATGAGACGGAAACCAATCATCCCTATGATGCGGTTGAAGTCAAGTTTCGACCTGAAGAGGCTGATTTATGACAACACGCCATATGGGCTATGTAGTTTTGGCGAAGTCATCGGAATCAGTTCCACGACATTGGTTAAGATATCACAGCACTTACCGGTGCGGATATGCACAGCCAGGTTAGTCGCTAAAGGACTTGGCCAACGAATAGACTTCTTATTCGACCAGTGTTCGATTCAGCAAAAGACCTGGGGCAATAGGTTCGGCTATCGGCTAAAACCTGATGTGTTCCGTAAGGTGTTAGCTGATAAGCACTTATCCATTCAAGACGTCGCTGAGATGTGCGGGATGCACTACGCAACCTTGTACAGCCATCTCAAAGGCACCAATAAGTCGATGTCCTTTAGGAAGGCAGTTATCTTGGCGGATAAGTTAAGTATCGATATCGGGTTATTATTTGAATTTAGCCAGTATTAAGTGAGGCAATCCTCACATGGGCAATGATGGCCAATTGGTACGGAGCCCAACGGTAGTATATTTTGCAATTTAGCAGAAAGGAGGTTCCTATGCAGAACCCTACAAAGAACAACGTACGGACCTTTGTTAGAAGTCTGTACAACGCTCGACTTCTGGAACAGACAGAAGCCGAAAGCGTAGCGCTCGAATCACACTACATTAGCCTTAAAGCTAATGGGCGTATGGCAGCTGCTGAAGCGTTCCACAAAGTCATTAACGGCTTACACGAAGCACGGAAAGGCGCACAAGGTTTGGAAGAACTTGGCTATGGCACACTAGCTAATAAGTTAGTACCTGATGCGGATAACTTCATCAAACGTATGTGCAAACCGCTCCACGAATGGTGGTATGACAATCTTGATGTTAACTCCGAGAAGGGCCAAAAGTGGCATGCAGTTCTTGAAGTGGCCAAGCCTTACGAAATTGAGATTCGTAAGTTAAAGTCAGCACGTAATGCATTGAATAGCATTATTGATCGTTCCGCTTCAGGCAAGCAAGCCGTAGCCGAACTTAAGAAATTTGGATTCGACTATGACACCTGGGCACATGCACAAGTTGATATCGGCGGTCCTTCTGACTTCGATATTCTTAAACGCCCAAAAGAAAATGACCGCATCAGTACTGGAACTACTGACACGGCCACATCAAAATAATTTGACACTTATATTATACGAGGTATTTCAACTATGAACAAGAAAGTAATTGTATCCACGCTCGCAATCTCCGCACTAGCGGTTAATGTATTCGCACAAGGTAGTAACTTAGGCCCTAATGGCACCGCTAATGGTGATGCAAGCCTTATTATTGGCACTAATAATACAACCACTACAAACGCTACATCCGCCTTCATCGCGGGCACTCAAAATACAGTATCTGCTCCAAACGGCATCGCCTTTGGTACGAATAATACGGTTTCCGGCGAAAACGGCTTTGCTGGTGGCAATAATGCAAAAGCATCCGGCCGTAACTCCTTCGCCTTTGGCAGTCATGCTGAAAGCTTGGTGGAGTACACCGTAGCCATCGGCAATCAAGCTCGTGTGTCTAGCTACGACAGTGTAGCTATTGGTAACGGTGCCTTCGTATCAGGCGAAAGCTCCGTGGCCTTTGGACGCTCCAATAATGTTACTGGTGAGAACTCCGTCGTGGTCGGCGCTAATAATGGCACAGTAGCAGGTGGCCAGTCCGCCGTAGTTGGCTACAACAACAAAATTGGTTCCCAAAAGGAACAATTAGTGTTCGGGTCTAATTCCGAATCTAATGGTCAAGGTGCTCTTACATTTGGCACTCATGCCAAATCCTTAGCCACTGATGCCGTTGCATTTGGTAACAACACGATTGCTGATCAAGCGAATTCGGTAGCAATCGGTACTAACAGCGTTACAGATAGCGCCGTTGGTGTTGATGGTATCACAATTAATGGTACTCGCCACGTATTTGCAGGCGAGCAACCGGCAAGCGTGGTAAGTTTTGGCGCTAAAGCCCGTGGAGGTGCCGGCGGAGTAACTCAGTACAACCGCCAACTCACGAATGTCAGCGCTGGTCAAATCTCCGCTGATTCATTAGACGCTGTAAATGGCTCCCAGCTGTTCGCTGCGATTGATGAAATCGAAACAAACGCTAAACAAATTAGTAAAAATAAGAAAAATATTAAGGAT